TTAACCTGTTATTGGTTAATATTTAGTTACATGGTTACATGGTTACGGCATGTAACTAAAATCGCATGTAAGTAGGAAGTTGTTGTAATTGTTGAGTAAATCGGGTTAGTTACATGAGGTTACATTTGTAATATCGGAAGTTAATTGTGGTGTGTAAGTCATTGAAAACAATCGTGGTTACATGGTTACATGAGGTTCCCTATATATATATAGGTATAGGTATATGTAACCTATACCTATACTGGAGTTCGGGGTCGAGATGAATTGTTCGCAATGTAATGAAGAAATAGTAAAGGGCATGGAGCTGTATCTGAACACAGATGTAATCTGTTTGGGGTGCGCGGTTATGGAGTCCAATGAAAAAATGGAAGAGGACGTATATTTGTTCGCAAAAGAGCTGGCAGAAAAAACGAAGGAATATATCGAGCGTATGGATGTCGGGATAAAGGTAACGAGAAATGGTGGGTTGTATTACCAAGACGATGAACACCAGAACATATATCATATTGTTAGTTAGGAGAGCGTAATGCCAAAGGTCGGTGAAGACTTGTCCAAAGTGCAGAGACACGCAGGGCAGCGAAGACTAAAGCCAGTACAACAGAAGTTCCTAGATTTTTATCTGCACAAGGATATGACACAGACAGAAGCAGCAAGACAGGCAGGGTATAAGAACGCCTCGGTGTCCGCTGTAAGGCTGTTGCGTAACCCTGTGGTAGCAGAACGCCTACAGGAGATGAGGCTAGAGGCACAGGCCAGGTTCGGGGTCAGCGTAGATAAGTCTGTTCGGGATCTGAAAAAGATGCGTGACCAAGCGTGGGAAATGGGTAAGTTCAGCGAAGCTATCCGTGCTGAAGAGCTGAGACTAAAAGCATCGGGACTACTTATCAACAAGCAGCACGTTATCAAGGAGGACATTACCGCAGCGACAAAGGAGGATATTGCGAACAAATTGGCTGAGTACAAGCGTTTGGCTGAGTCGCGCATGAAGAATGTAACACCAGATGTAGTGGCTATTGATCATGAAGACCTAGATATAGTTGAGGATAAGATGTAACGGCGAATTTGTGGGTGGACTTCTAGCGCGGGGGGATCGGGCTTCCTCCTCGGGCTTTTATAGAAATTGTTCGGGACTGGATGATCGGGGTTGGGCCTCTTCGGGGTCTTCGGGGTCGGGTTTCCGGGGTTAGTATAGTCTTTTCTCCGATTATCGGGGTTTCGGGGTGATCGGGACTCCAGTACCCGTATAATTGTTCGGGAACTGGGCTGCTTGAGCCCGGGGCAGCGGCTGCCTCCTCGGGGTATAACCAGTACAATTGTTCGGGATCGGGCTTGACTGGGCTGCATAAGCCAGGGGATCATGAGCTGTCCCAGGTAGAAAGTTGTTCCTCCCTTGCTTTTTACCTGGGCGCAGCACCGGGGAGGCCGGGCATAACCAGTACAATTGTTCGCCAGTGCTGCAGCCCCCAGTTCCCTGGTCGAGTCCCAAAAAAAAATTAAAAAAGTGCATTTTATCTCTTGCAAGTTGTGCATTCATTGCTTATATTAATATCACTAACAACGAATGGAGGGCGGCATGCCTAAACAAGCAGAGAAAAAAGAACGTATCCAGCGGGATCTAGGCGGTGACTTATTTGAGGTCAACCATGCAACGCGGAGGTTCTTCCGTTGCTGGCTTGATGGCTCGTATCTTGGTTACGATCATTACCAAGCAAACTTAGAGTTCTTGAAAGCAAACCACGACAACCCAAAAAGGTTGCGGATGTTTGTTATTACAGAGTTCACAAAATATACCGCATACGATGCAGGTTGTTCTTACAGCTATGCACAGCAGATTATTGTAGAAACCATCAGCAAAGACAAACTAGAAAAACTTAATGACTTACTTATTGAGGACGCTCTGGATCTGATCGCTGATTGGTTGGAAGAAAGGAAGGTGGCTTAATGATTTATTTTGCTTATGGGTCAAATTTAAACAAACGACAGATGAGCATGCGGTGTCCCAAGGCAAAAGCCTTGGGCGCTGGCTATCTCACAGGGTGGCGGTTGGTCTTTCGGGGCGTGGCCGACATTGAAGAGAACCACACAGACCCAACAGTAATGTTGCCAGTCGGGTTCTGGGAGATTACAGACGACTGTTTGCAGGCGTTGGATTTTTATGAGGGCTATCCTCGGCTTTATCGGAGAGTCAACATCAACGGGATGATGACCTACCGCATGAACAGTTCGGGGTATTCAGCACCTCATGAGTCCTATTTCAACGCAATCCGTCAAGGCTACCATGACTTCGGGCTTGACGAGTCGGAGTTATACCATGCTCAAGATTGGGCAGACGAGCTGGAGGAGGCTATGTAATGCAAATTGTTCGGGTTGAATCGAGGGCTGCAGCCGAGCGCTGCGGCCCATTTTTTTTGCCCGGGCCGTCCGAGTACTGGGAAAAACCCGTACAATTGTTCGTATACTGGGTACTGACGCTGGCAGCCCCAGTTTGTCTTCAGCCCGTGAAAAAAAGTATCAAATAGTTCTTTTTCTTGTTGACAGGTGTGCAGTGATTGCTTACTGTATATATACAAGGTAGGGGAAGCGATGACCGCCGACCAGACATGCGAACAGCACCTCTGCCTTGTACTAACAACCTTTGGAGGGTAGGATGACAAAACAACAGGTCATTGATGAGATCAAAGAACTAGTAGCTGACCAAGCCTCATTAGATCCTAAAGAAAGAGATTGGTTCAAAGCACTTGAAGAGTTGATTGATAAATGTGAGGGAACTTGGAGGGCAAAGTAATGTTTGTTACTGAACAGGAAACTAAAAACAACTTGTCAATCATTTGGGATGCGTTGCATGATTATAGAGAGAATTCAATCCCAGAGAATCAAGACAAAATGTATGACGAGCAGTGGGATGAGATTTGTGGAGCGATGGCAGAGATCACAGAGCAACTCGGTTTAGATAGTGGAGATGACAATGCGTAGATTTTGTAACTTTATGACAGGAGTGTGCTTCCTCGGGGTGGTCATGTTGGCGGCAGTAGAGCCACATGACGCATTAGCGTTCTATATCCACGCGGGGATGATTACAATCATGACTCTCGGGATGGCTTTCTTCGCAATCACAGCTCGCAGCATTCGGGATTAACCAGAACAATTTCTTTAACTACCCGGCTTCGGCCGGGTTTTTTTTCGCCCAGTCCCGGTGACTGGCGTACAATTGTTCGGGTTATCGCCAGTCCGGGGAGGAACTGGGCAGCGCAGCACCTAGATGAATCGGGGTGAATCGGGGAATTGTTCGGGTTCGGGATCGGGATTCGGGGCAGCGGCTGCAGCTCGGGTTCGGGATTCGGGCTTTCCCAGTAAAAAACCCGTACAATTGTTCGTAATTGGCTGCCCAGGCCCTGGCCCGGCGCCCGGATTTTTTCAAAAAAAACGCTGATTTTCTGCTAAAAAACGCACAATTGCACTTGTTTTATGCGCAATGAATGCTTATATTATATGGACAACGACGAAACATGGAAAGGTTAAGACAATGACAACGATTTTCAGAAGTGATGTATATCCTACTTTTGGTCATGAAGCAGAATGCGCTAATGGCGGCGTATCTCGCAATTGGTCAATTAGCAGGTGGCAGGATGAATTAAACGATGCAGGTTATAATTGGGTTAATGCAATTCATGATGGCACCTGTGAGGTTGACGTAGAATTTGTAATACCGCCTTTTCCATTATGTGATGCCGCAAAAAGTGACATTGCCGAATTGTTCGCATGGATTGAAAGTAAAGGCGCGATAGTGGGGCGTCATAAACTAGGCGGCCATGTTCACATGGGAAATCGTCTAGTACATACCAACGTACATAAGGTGGATTTCTGGCGTTCGTCTAAAGCGGAATATGCAACGCACCGTCGCTATTATGAGCCTACGTCTGCATTAATGTCAGCACCATTGCCATTGGCGTTGGTTAAGGATGTTATTTGCCGCTATGCAGAACATAGACAAGATATTGATAGCATTCTGCCGCAATCACGCCGTAATGGCCGCAATAGCATGATACAGAATATAGATCATGTTGCACCCAATGGGCGCGACTATTCTGCATTTATGCAAGCTGAGAATGCTAGTCGTATGAGCAATATATTGGGTGGCAAATTTCGCGTTGTTAATCTTGAAACATGGACAAGATTAAACACCATTGAGTTTAGACAGCATCAATCAACATTGGATGCTCAAAAACTTTTTGGATGGTGCCGCCTAATTGCCAATATGTTTCAACATTCAGATTGGCATCGCATGGATTACAACGCGCCATCGTCAATAATAATAGACACGCCCGAAAATCCATTTAGACGTGGTTCACGCATTGGCGTTTTATATACAGCCATGCGCGTTGATGGTGGCGCGACTACTCGCGATTTGATGAACGCGACAGGCTGGTCAGCCGATACAATCCGCGCTCGTGTCTCTGAAATACGCAATCGTGACGACATAGGGCAAGGCGGTGTGTTATGCCATACGCAACAAGCTTACGGTAATTCATACGGTGCGAGTAATGGTGAACATGACTTAAACGGTTATGAGGTGGTGCGCACAATTGAAACACAAGTGGCAGGTGGCGTAGGTTTAATGCCCGAAAACAGATGTGGCATGACAAGCATATGGGCGGGTTTATCAGATGAATTGTTTGAGTACTTCAACGACAGGCGCGAACAATTACGATAAACCCACAAAAAAACAAACTAGGCTGGCAGATGCCAGCCTATTTTTTTGCGTACAATTTGACAGGTACCCTATGAGCTGTGACTGGCGCGAAAATCGGGACACGGGTGTGTATGGTATCCCCCGATAAAAAAAACTTGACAGCGCGACACGCTGCGCCAAGTTCCCCACAAACAACCCCCAGTAAAAATAATAACCACTACCCCAAAAAATTT